ACCCTGTTGGTTGCACACCTCAGTTAAACGTAAGTTTGACGTTCCACAAGCGAGTTCAGTTAACAACTGGATCATCGCATAGTTATGTTGGAATCGGAGTTATCTCGCACTAAGACAGTACCATCTGACATGGTCAGTTACAAAGTAACTGAACTTGACGATGGTCCTCCGTCACAGGAACTGGAATACAACGTTTACTCATACCGTAGTGGTTATACCACTTTGGATGAGTTTCGTAGTGAATCAGAACCTGGTTCTCGACACCGTTGGAAGTCCTGGCAGCATTACAAATGCTCGTCAGAAGCTACCTCTGGATTGGGAAGCACGGCACTAGTCACGGTCTCCCCACAGTACCAGTTAAAGTACAATGGGAAAGTTCGTCCTAGTGGACCTTATGCGTTGTATAACTCGCGGTTCGGAGCCCCAGGTTATCTTAATGATGACCTGGGACCGTTCTACGTATCTACAGCTGGTGGGAGATTCGTCCCCCAACCGGCTGACATAACTGGTTTGATAGCATCGGCCATGAGGTCGATGTTACCTACCATTCGTGCTGAGCTCTCGTCGATCAACTCTACAATAGAGTTGAAAGACTTCAAGAGTCTCAAAGGTACGTTACGTAACTTGGATAAACTCCCTAAGGGCCTTCTCCGCAAGGGAAGGTACATTAAGGATATTGCCCAGTTGCTCAAAGTGGCTGCAGATGTTTATCTTCAAGCGAAGTTCAACATCTTGCCACTTCTATCTGATGTGAATGGTATATACCATGCACTCGCGAAGACTGAAAAGCGTATAAACGCTCTTGTCTCTCGTGCGGGGAAGCTACAAAGCAAGCACTTTAGGTGCCCTTTGTACGACATGCGGCCTACTCAAGAAACCGAAGGACCTCGCGCCTTGTTTGCTTATCGTTTAGGAATAAACGATGGCGACTTGGTGTCTGGTGCCTTTGGCGTTAATGAGCGGACCACATATGTCGAGTCTTCATTCCATGCCCAGTTGCAGTTTAATTACTATTATTCTGCATACCAGCTCGAGCATGCTCGAGTTTTAGCGCTCATGGATGCATTTGGGGTTAACCTTAACCCACAAATCATCTGGAACGCTATTCCCTGGTCCTTTGTGATTGACTGGCTCGTTGACGTAGGTCAATGGCTAGGCAGCACAAGGATTGGTAACATGGACCCAAAGATAAACATAATGCAATTCCTTTGGTCGACACGAAGAAGTCGGCGTATAGTTGTCACCACTAAAGTAAGTGGTGGTAAACTATATTACGCCGGCTATGACCCATTAGGGCCATCGTATCCACCTGAAGGAATCACACACCCGGTAGTCACTGAGACGGCTTATCGCCGCGACAGTGGTCTGCCTCCTGTGAGCTTGTTAACAACAAGCGGGCTGAGCCCTACGGAGTTCAGTCTCGGTGCTGCGCTCGCGATAACGCGGCGTAGGCACAGATCCTAAGAGCTAATGTGACTCTCGTCACACTAGTCTCTTGCTAACACCACAATAAGCATGCTAAGTAATACACTTAACACCAACGAGATCAAGAATGCGGCTGGGACTGAAGTTGAATTCAGTCGCCTCTCCACGTCCGCCCGTTCAACCGAGTTTTCCCAAATCGGGGAAACTCCTGCGTTGCCACACAGACTCTCGATTTCACATCAAGAGACTGGTATCGCTGCCAAGAAAAGACGCCGTTCGCTCGTTCGATTTGACAAAACTGTCATTTCGACGGTCGATAGCGTCACTCCTGTCACGATCTCCGCATATGCGGTCTTGGACTTCCCTGTGGGAGCCATGGTCGCAATTACGGAGGGAACCAATATCGTTGCGGAGTTGATGTCGTTTATGGCCTCTTTAGGGGCCTCGACGACAATTCTCTACGACGGTACTGGTAACGGTGCGAACGCCCTGCTTACAGGTGGCCTGTGAAGGCCGCCCTAGAAGCTGGGCATTCCATTGGCCTGCAAGTACGACGTCCTAAGCTTGGATGGATGACGATTTCTATCGTCGTAACCATTCTTGCTGTGGTCGTCGGGTGCAGGTTCAGTGATCTCGATCTGCACTTAAAAGAAGGGGCGCTGACTTACGGGCAATCGGTTAATCCGATCCCCGTTGTTAGCCAGCCTCCTCTTCCTTAGTGCGACCGGGCCGGCGGAGTAATCCGCCGGCCTTTGTTGCATTGAGTGGTGCGCAGTCCGTTACGATTCAGCGTTTAACCCTCGTTTTGACTTGTGACGTAATCACTGTCGTCGTGTACCCAAGGTTTCCGAACGTCGGATGCTCTCACGAGCACTCGCCGGTAGGTCACTCTTTGGCGCTCAACGGCTAATGATACGTCAATTATGTTCAATCCGGGGGATAACGTTTCATCGTAATCTCCGTCTTCTACACCGAGAGCAACAGTCATGAACACGAAAGTGTTCTTGGCCTTGCCACTAGGTATAGATGGGAGAAAGGATGCATTGACTTGTTTGTTATTCATAACAGGCTTGTCTTTGGTTCGAGAGTTCAAGAAGGATCGTGAAGTGTATGCATGCTCTAGGAAAGGATACCATATGGTCCCTTACAAGAGCCTAGATGAAAGTAAAATCATCGCTGCGATGCTTCACGACGTCTTCACGTCATGTGGAACTGTGTTTAACAGTGCTGCACGTAGGAATACCCTTGGAAAGGTATTACAGCGTACAGCGTCCGAAGGATTGGGTTTTCTAACGAAAACCCTGCCTCGTTTGGGTAAGGCCTTTGATAAGGCTCTTACTGGAACTGTACATTTGAACGCAATCGAATGAGGTTTGAACCTCAAAACGATAGTCAGCTGCCGAAACTTTTCGGTGAGCTGTTCAATTGTGTACTCCAACCAAACGGTGCACTCCTTCAGAATCCGTGTGAGAAGAGCGTCAGAGTCCTGCGACAACTTTTATTTGCATTTTACAAATATGAGTTGCCGTATACTGATGAACAGGAACAACAAGTCATCCAAAAGTTCGAAAGAACCGAGGATGATCTTAAGACCGTTGACATCATGTTGGAAGATCTCCGACATCGTCTCAATGATTCGACATTCACTTATAACCGGCGGCCATCCCTATTTGGGGTGACCAAAACCGATCAGTTGAGTGTCGCGCGGGAAGCTAAGATATTACTAAGTAATCTCTTTGCTTCTTTTGACCCGAAAGACATTTATCCTAGGCACGGCCCTGGAGTGGTTGCTACCAAGCAAACACTCTCTGAGAAGTACCTATGGACTAATGTCTCGGCGAGAATCACAAAACTATATCCTTTAGACGAATATTTTTATTCGTCTTTGGGGCATGTTTGTGATCACATGGATGGAATTAATTCCATCACTGATAAGAGTCATCCGGCACGAGTTATACTCGTTCCGAAGGATTCACGTGGCCCTAGACTGATCTCCTGCGAACCCGTTGATTTTCAATGGGTCCAGCAAGGACTAGGCAGGGCTATTGTCGAGTTGGTAGAACATCACCGATTAACATCGGAGAATGTTCGATTCACAGACCAAGTACCTAACCGTAACGGTGCCCTTGTAGGGTCCGCTGCGGGTAAGTACGCGACTCTGGACCTCAATGAGGCTAGTGATCGCGTCTCTCTTAGTCTGGTTCGCCTACTATTCCCGTCCCACATATGTGAGTACCTGGAAGCATGTAGGTCTTCATCAACAGTGCTGCCGGACGGTAGGGAGATAGAACTAAAGAAGTTCGCACCTATGGCAAGTTGTTTATGCTTCCCTATAATGGCGCTTACCATTTGGTCTATCCTTACTGCGGCTGCACCTGACGCATATACGCGTGAGCGTATATATGTGTATGGTGATGACGTCATAGTCCCAACGGCTTACGCCGCAGACGCTATGGAACAGCTTGAATCGTTTGGGTTGAAAATCAACCGCGATAAGAGCTGCATCAGTGGACTCTTTAGAGAGTCGTGTGGCATGGATGCCTTCAAAGGCAAAGATGTCACTCCTGTTCGTTTTCGAACAGTCTGGTCGTCCTCACGTTCGCCCGACTCTTATTCTAGTTGGATCGCTTACGCGAATTCCTTCTATTCTAAGAGTTATTACCACGTCTACGATTGCATCGTAGAGCACCTCCACCATTTGTATGGTGGAATTCCGACGGCGGACATGCATCTTGCATGTCCTAGTCTGTTGGGAATATCAGAGCACCAACGACCTATCCGATCTAGAGCGAAGAAGGAGTACCAAAAGGTACAACATCTTGTCTGGATCGTTAAGTCAATGGCTGTTTCGCAGATCATCGATGGCTGGTCCATGCTTCTTCGGTATTTTACCGAAAAAGTAGGGAAACCAGTACCGTACGATGATCCAGCTACGCAGGTCGGACTACCTTCTTTTGAAGGATGTCTGGCCTTTTCTGTCGGTTCATACACACAACGGCGTGCCAGCTTGCTGGTACGTCGGTGGCGATGATTAAATGAGTGATGGCCGCAAGGCCATTCACTCGGGCTTGG